AAAATGAGAAATGATCTTATTATAACAAGGATACCACAACAAACAGAAGATTGGTTTGAGTTTCGTAAGAATGGTATTGGAGGTTCGGAGATGGGAACAGTATTGGGACTTGATAAGTATAATACGGTTACACGTGTTTTTCACGAAAAGATAGGAACTATTGAACAGCGGCGTGAAGATAATGCAAAGATGTTCTTTGGTAGATATATGGAGGATAAGATTGCAGAACTCTGGTCTTACTATGATGGCACAACTGATGGTTGGATTGAGAATTATAAGAATGATAAGGTTATTCGAGATTGTAGAAAAGTTAATGGTTATGTTGTCAATCCGAGATACCCCTGGTTATTTGGTTCTTTTGACCGCATCCAGAATATCAAAGGTGGAATGAATCTTCTTAAAGGTGAGAAATTAAAGACTGAGGCAATTCTTGAGGTCAAAACACTTTCTTACTGGAGTAGTCAGATGTGGGCAGATGGTATTCCAATCAGTTACCTGATACAGATTCATGTTTATATGATAATCCTTGAAACAGACTATGCGGAAATAGCCATATTAAAGGATGGAAATGATTTTTCAGTGGAAAAATATAGCAGGGATGATGATCTTTGCGAGCGCATCATTAACATAAGTAAAGGATTTTGGGAGAATCGTGTTTTACCAGCGAAAGAGGCATACGCAAAGAAATTACAAGCAGAGAAAGAAGGTAATCTTGCAGAAGCAGAGAAATATGAAGGACTGATACAAAAATATGAGCCGGAACCCGACCAATCAGAAGCATATACTAAATTTATGTCAGAGAAATTTCTAAAGGAAAGACAGATGGTAGAGGGAACAATGGCATTATTTGATCTGGCTAAAAGAGACAAAGTTTTAAATGGTATCAAGGGCATCATTGATGATGAACGTACTGGAATAAAGAATGTGTTCATAAAGGAATTAACTATGGCTGGTGCGGAACAGGTAGACTTTGGTATGTTAGGGACTTGTGATTGGACTGAAAGGAAAGGAGCCAATTCACGCACCTTCAACAACAGAATAAAAGAAAAACCATCAGAAGATATTTTGATGGATGAGTTCTTAAAGATAAACCAGGATTGTTATTAATGGATAGAGAAGTTGCAGTAAACAGGATATTAAGAGATTTAAAAATGAGAGACCTCATATCAAGAGATACAGCAGGACAATTAAGAGATGGAGAAGTGAGAGTATTTCTTAATATTTTATCTGTTGCAGTGATGGAAGGGACAGCAAAGAAAATGCAGGCGCATCATTTAAGAAAGATTGTCCAATATTCTCTGGATGGCATCAAGCTTGGTGAATATAATAGTATAGAAGAAGCAGCAAGAGCAGTTGGGTATAAAGGCAAGTATGGGAGGAATATCATTGGTAATTCATTAAGTGGACGGTATAAGCAAACAAAAAAAGGACATATCTGGAAATACGCAAAAAAATGAGAACTCTTTGTGAAGCACATTGGCTGGATACTGATGGGGAGGAACCACGAATGATGAAAGATAAATATTATTTATTACATTTTGGATTGAAGATGGATGTAATAAATGGTGTGGGCGTGAGTTACACAGTGGCTATATGTCAGCATTACGAGACAGGACAACTTGAAATATTCGATCCGCAAAATATAAGAATAATTGGAACTGAAATAAAGAAATAATGAAAATACATCTTGAAGTATTAGGAATACCAAAGGCACAGGCAAGACATAAACATTTTGTCAGGGGCAAGTTTTCCGGTACCTATGATCCTTCCGGTGAGAAGAAAGAGACATTTGCTTCGATATTACAGAAAAATGCACCAGAAATGCCTATTTCTACACCGATAGCATTGGAACTGACTTTTTACATGCCACGTCCAAAGGGACATTATGGATCCGGGACTAAATCAGCGTGTTTAAAGGACTCTGCACCCGAGTGGCATACCAGTAAGCCAGACCTTGATAACCTCTGTAAATTCGTTCAGGATAGTCTGAATGGGGTATTTTACAGAGATGACTCACTTATATACTCTTTGATAGCACAAAAAGTCTATTCAGAAAGACCCAAGACCGAGATAGTGATAAAAACTTTATAATATGGCACATAACATTCAAAAGAACGAGCAGAACTTAGACGGCAAGGTACTTTACATATCACAGCCCCAGATGAAAACTGAAAAACTAACTTTACGAATATTGGTATTACAAGCATTTGAGAATGACTGGCCAAAACCTGTACCTTTTGTCTTTAAGAATGCAAGGATGGATGATCTGAAAGATATCAAGGAAGGAGATTGGGTGAATGTTCAATATCAGTCTCTTGGATATAAGGGTAAAAGTGAAGGAGAACCCAAGTATTATGCAGTGAATGTAGGGGTTAATTGTATTAAAGGATAAATCATGGAAGAACCTGAATTGATATTTCACGACACAGTACCACAAAGATATGAAGATTTGCCGGCAGCATATTTTTGGGCAAAAAAACAAAAAGTATGGATCCTTGATTTCTTCAGAGCAAGATCGGATAAGAACTATACTCCAACGGAAGTTTATAAGGCTTGCCTTGAATTTAAAGCGCCATTCATATTGCTTACATCTGTTCGTAGGACTATTACAGACCTGACCAAAGAGAACAAGCTTATCAAATGTCAGTGGAACGAAAGTAGGCAGGGACAATATGGGAGGTTAAATCGGACATGGCGCTACAACACGGAATATTTAAAACCTTTAAATCCAAAGAAATGAACAGAAAGCAATTTTTTAAGAGATTAGGTACAGGCGCACTTGCAGCAGTTGTTGCGCCGAAGGTCATTACTGAGGCTACAAAACAGAATAATAAGATTATACGGGATAAGCCTGTGTCAATGCCAAAAGATTTCCATTCCATGGGATTATGGGTTCCCGTTAAGAGATTCCCGTCTGGTAAGTTTAGTAGAAAAATGGAGAATTACGAGGTTTTGTCTCCCGAACAGCAGAGAGAACTATATAAATATCATCAAGGGGAATCCTTTTGCAAATTTTGTAAAAATAAAACAAAATAAACATCTAAATAAATAAAAATACTATGGAAACAGAAAAAAGAATTGTCACTTTCATTGAGAAGGGGATTGAAACAATTGAAGGGGCGTTACAGGTAGCAAATTTCTTATTGGAAAGCAGGGTCATTCCTTATCATTTTTACGAAAAATTACCAGATGGTAAGCCAGACTTTACAAAAGGAAAAACAGGTGCAGTTGCAGGAGTATTGGTTCATGGCATTGGGACGCTTCACTTACCTGCAATGACGGCCTTGCAAAACATCATCCCCGTCAATGGATTGCTCTCGATTAAAGGGGATCTGGCAAAAAGCATGATTTTTAGTTCCGGTATGCTTCGTAAAGATTCATGGAAAGAGGTAATTACGGGAACCATAGAAGATGGAGACATGGAAGTAACTATTACTGCCACACGCGAGGATAATGGATTGACATTATCGAAAAGTTTTTCCATTAATGATGCTAAAAGAGCAGGGTTGTGGATTACAGAACAACAAGTTAATGGTCAGGATGGGTGGAAATTCAAATCTTCTCCGTGGTGGAAATACCAAAAAAGGATGCTATACTACAGACCCCTTGGATATTTGGCACGTGACCTTTTTGGAGATGTACTGAACAATATGTATATAACCGAAGAAGCCATGGATATGCCAAAAGAAACAATTGAGATCATAGAAACCGAATCTGGAGCAAAGATCACCATCCCTGACAAGGAACACTCACAGAAAAGAGCAGAGAAGATGACATCACGTGTTGCTGATAAAATTAAGACAGAGGGTTTTTCTCCGGTTGATGTTGTGGTGTTGCCTCCTACAGTTGTGAATGAATCGAAACCTGCCAAAGAATCTCCATTTATTCCAACCAAAGAATCCTATGAGGGTTTTAATGGAGAGACAAAGCAAGTCGGTGAGACAAAGATTAATCTGGAAGGGCTGAATACAACAAGACTTCTGGAGATTATCAATAGTGATATGGATATGATAGAGGCTATGCAGATGATTCCCGGGAAGAATACAAATAAAAAGCTGAAAGGGATTGTTGAGGCGCACCAGGAGGGAGAACTTGCTGAATATGTTGCAGGATTACTGCCACCAATGAAAGAAGAACCAAAAGATGATAACATCCAGCAAAATAAGGAATTTGAGAAAGGCAATGTTATTGAAAAGAACACCGATTTTTTTGAGCCGGAGAAGAAAGAAACCAGTACAAATAAATATGATTTAGCTATTCCTGAGTTTGATGCAGAGGGAAAAAGAGAGTTTTCTGTTGTAAAACAACTTTTCAACAAAATGATGGGTATTACACCACAGATCACAACACCAAGATATATGGAACTGGCAGAAAAATTAGGATTTCTTACGAAGTACAAAGACAAGGAGATATTTATAAAAGAGGCAAGTGTGGATGAAATAAATTTGCTTTTGGATTTAAATTAATGTGTATCTTTGCATCTGAACTTCTTGTGTTACTGCACAAAATTTAAGAAGGAACAGAGCTGAGATAGCCGAGTTCCTTTTTTATTTAAAATATTTGTAATTATTAAAATAATTATTATATTTGCAATAATTTAAAATATTAAACTATGACAATTCA